AAAGCTGTACACCAGTACAACGCTTTCAATCTGACCCTTCTGATCTCTGTATGCTCTGTATGCATCCTTAGGGAAGAAGAGCAGCTGGTAGTCATCACCTGAGGGTCGGAAGTAGAACAGGCCCTGACCGTCACATAGGAAGTAATCAATAATGCTGTCAAGCTTCATGTCAAGCATGTTGCTTTCACACACTTGAGAAATGAACTCTCGTCGCTTGCCGAAGCTGTCTTGCTCTGCAAAGAACTCAACGCCACGACGCAGCATGAACATTCGCATCTGAGCTAGGTGCGAAGATACGATCATACTGTCTACAGATAGATCTCCCCTTCGTTCCTTAGCTGCTGTAAGTATCTGTTGAAACTCGGACTGTACGGTACTCATTTAATTTATGCGTTGATTTTCTGCTTCTCGATATCACCAGTTACCTTGTCATACATCCCACCGAAATCAGGTTGTTCAATCTTGCTGGGGTTATCAGGCATTGAATAGTTAGGCAGGTTATTTCTACCATAGCTATACATATCACCGTATGTGTTTAGTCCTTGGAGATCACCTTTAGCTTTATCTACCATAGGCGCTTTACGGATATTAGAGTCAAGTGCATTTACATTGACGCTCTGATTAGCCTTATTAGTATTCAAATACTTCTGAACACTCTGATTAGCAAACTGTTGAGCATTGTCTGTATTGTGCTCTCGGTGACCCTTAGCGTTATTCACAGAGTTATTCACTTGGTTCATTGAGAACCCTTCGTTCTTCACCGCTTGACGATCTTGCTGTGCGTTAGCAAAGTTTGAATTGTTAGTAATACGGTTGTCAGAGAACCCTTTGTTCTGTTCTTTATTAACGTTGCTCTGTTCACGAGTGTTGTTGGTGAACTTGTTAGCGGAATCTACAGAGAAGTCCGCATTACCCTGTGTGGCAGACTTACTAATATTGATGTAATCTTGGAGACTATTAGTACTAGATGACTGAGGTCCACTGTTACTGCCAGCACTTTCACGAGACACCTGTCTGTCATACGCACCACCACCAATCAGGTGAGAGCCTTGCATTTTGTAGTTGTCAGATTCCCTATGCTTAGGCTTAGAAGCACCTTGCATTCCCTGCTTAAATTCCTGGCTTCCAGCCATGCGTTGCTGACTCATTGCTATTTACAGCATCATACTGTTTTCATTGTACTCTAATTGTAGATTTCCCCTTCTCAACAATCCTCCAATCGTAAGCACCATAGAATCAACAGCATCGTCATGTTGTGAGTGGCCGAAGTTCAGTAGTTCATCTTCGAGGATATTCCACTTACGCCACTTATTCCACACCACTCGCCTGTGTTCATAGAGGCCAAGTACACCACGCAGACGTGCAAGCTTGTCACCTTTGAATCCTTTGACCGGACTACAAGTAAGGTTGTACAGAGCACGGTTCTCAAACATCACACGTTTGAAGTCACCTTCAAATGATGTCTGATATGCAACTGCTTCAGGCCAGATGATGCACGGTGACATCGTTGGGAAGAACTGACCTTCGTCATTCTCAGCAAGGATGTTCCAATCAGCCAGCATTTCACACAAGGTATCCATCTTCTCTAGGTTGCCCATCGTGCGATTACGCCTCTGGTCAATTAGATAGATCTTCCCGTCCTTGACACCACCAAGTGTCATCACGGTCCAGTCGTTCTTCTCACGCAAGCCAGCACTAAGGTCAATACCTACTCCAAGGCAGTCATAGTCTTCAGGTACTTCACCTTTACAGATCAGCTCTGGTGAGATGCCGACGTCTGAATTACGTACTGCAGTGTTGAGGTACTGATATGCAAAAGCAACACGGTCTTCTGTCTTACGTTCATTCAGGTATTTCATTGACCAGAACTCTGGCCAGTACGATCGCTGCCTACCTTCAGCGTCTGTAATTACAGCCTTTTGTACAATCTGTTTCCAGTTATTCTTTGGAACGAACAATGTGGCATGGACATCGTCAAAGTGGAAACGGGTCCCAAGACATATTGCCCTTGCACCTTGGAACATCGTTGGAGCGATAACGTTCGACCATGTTTGTTCCATCTCACGACGAATGTCTGGATTGTTGATTGACGCAGCGGATTTGATAGGGTCATCGATAAGCACCAGCTGGGACCTCTTAGAAGTGATAGCTCCCTTGAGACCACCACATGCAATGGTGAAAGCTTCTTCACCTGCTGTATCAATCCCTGCAAAGTCATAGTCAATACTCCAATACTCGTCACTGCGTTTAATCTTTGACAGCCTCACCATTGGGAAGACTTCTCTATATTTATTGCTTGTTAAAATCCCTTTAATCGTAGCGGACTTAGCTCTACTAATGTCCACCATGTACGCGATGTACAGAATACGTAGCATCTGCTTTGCAGCAGCATGTCGGCCAATCATCCAAGCTGCAAACAAACCAAGGACAGTGCTTTTGGCAGATCCACGTGGTGCAAGGATTGCTGTGTTTGGTCCGCCGATTCCTAGTAGACATTCTGAGTCCTTCCCTGTACATAGTTCCGCATGCCACTCCAACATGTGCTTCGCAGGTGCTTTACCCATGAATACACAGAAGTCTTTGAAGTCATCTCTTGCCCTAAGTACTTCTTCTGACGGGGGCTTGGTTGTGACTTTAGTGGCGGTCATTAGAGCTGACCGTCTATAAGCTAGTGCTGCGCTAGGTACTGCCATATCGTTTGCTATTTAGCCTTAGTCTAACGATATAGATCTGTACCCATCCCTAATACATCGCGGGCATTCCGTAATATCGCAGAATCAGTTCTACGGTTTGTAATACCTTGCAACTTGCGTCTAGAACGTACACCATGTGATGCAGAGTTCTTTAGTTGTCTATCATTTTGTCTGGCACGAGCCTTAGCTACAGCTTTGTTCCTTCTGTCGTATTGTCTAGAAGTGCCGTAAGCAGCACGCATATCATTAGCGTACTCAGCAGCTGCTAATGCTCTGGCACTTTCACCAAAGGTCAAAGCATCTGCACTCGCTTCCTGAATAGGAGGCTTACGTGTTACAAGTTGGTTCTGCTGACGTATTCCGCTTAATCCAGCAGCAGGTAACTCAGGAGTCTCAGCTAGTTCAGGCCTAAACATACTTAGGTCCATTAGCCGTTGCTCAACTCGCTATAGACCTTGGACCACACAGCGTTCATTGCATTCTCAATGGGCTCAGCAAACTGTGGATCGTCTTTAAAGATCGCAGTTAGTTCACGCATCACACGGTCAGCACCAGCAAGGATCAATCCTCGCTTGTCTGTTGTGCGGTTCATGCGATCACTAGTTTCAATGTGAGCCCGTAGTTCTTTCTCCAGACCTGCCAGACGAGCGGCACCATTATCACCTTTGACTTCCCCTGACGTGATTGCCATGCGAAGTTCTTGTATATCGGAGTGCAATAGACTAATCTCACTGTTGAGAATTTCACGTTTATTCAGCTTCCTATATTTCATCTTAACCCAGCGTGCCAGATCATTGAAGGTTCCTGGATAGTGCAGGATTCCGGCATATACCCAAATCTCAATGACACTCGGAGTAGCCTCAGCAAATTCTCTGAAGTCCTCGCTGTCAGCAGCGGTGAGTGTGTCTAGCCACTGATCTACATAACTGACATATACCTTTCCGCCTGTAGCTTCTGTGGTCTTCATCAGAAGGCCCTCGCAGTTGCACGAGCACGAGCTGACTGACGGTTCTCTTTACCGGCCTCAATGCGGTCGCCTTCACGCATTGTCTCTCTGTTCTCTGCTCCCTGCTGCATCATTCCGTATCGTTGCTGCTCACCTTGTGTAACTGTGCTCAGACGATCCTGACCACCCTGGGCAGCAAGTGACTTGCGATAGTCATCACCTTGGAAGCCCATCTTGGCCATGTCACGGATGTTCTGGTTATCCGCCATCTTGTCGGCATAGTCGAACTGCATGCCTTGATTGGCAGCACTGGAGTTCACGTCACGTACACTCTGATTCTCAGCACCCTGGTTGGCATACTCAAAGTTGTCAGCACGCTCCATGCTGTTTTGATTTGTCTCACGTACAGATTCGTTACCTGATGC